TCACATGCGGTCCACTGAGGATGGAATCATCCCCACCAAACTCATCGATACCTAGAACGTGGTAGCCGGTCCACTTCGCAATGAAGTCGGCTACCTCGTTAAGTTCAGCTATCGACCCCGTCACCCTGAGCTGAATCATCGTCTGATTCTTCGGGTTGAGCGTCTTCGCTGCTGTCTTCGTCAGGCTCGGCAGGCTGGTCCGCAGTCTCGACTTCGACTGGATCTGCTGTAGACTCAACTTCGGCTGGCTTTTCGTCGGCCGCCGCAAGAGCCGCGACTGCGTCTCTTGGGTCAACTTCGCCTTCGCCTCCTGCTTGAACAGCGGCAGCGGCTTGCTCAGATCGAGACTCATCACTGAGCTCAACAAACTGTCCTTCCCCGTCGACATAATGGATCTCCACGTTATGGGCATATCTCTCATAAGCGAGAGCTATCTTGGCCTGGCCCGGGCATCCCTCTTCGATAATCACGGCTCTGGCTTGCTTGTTGATGTCACCCGGACCGAGGAACATATGAGACCAAATCAATCGCGTTTGAACGCCACTGTCTCGTATCCTGGTAGCTAGACGCTTCATGGCGTTACCCGAAGCCTTGCGGAAGTAAATCGCAGTGACAGGCTGGCGTGTCTGTTCATCCAGCGGTACTGCGTCTGGCTTTCGATTCTTTCCGGTTACTGCTGACATATTTAATACCTCGTTACCAAAAGACTGGGGGTGAGCGAACCCACCCCCAATGATCTCCCTCCGCTATAGGGTGTTGATGGCCAGACCAGCGAAGTCCTTGCTGCTGTCCATCACGGCATCCCAGTTCGTACCCGTTCCAAGAGCTGTGTCGTCAGGGTTGACACCACCGTTGGCCGGATCCCATCGGAATCCCTTCACGCCTACGTTGTAGGCAAACTCACCCTGCAGACGAGACACGATATTTTCGTTACCGGTGATCACGTCTGTGTAGAGCAGTTCCTCTTCGCTGTCTTCCAGCACCGTCGCATTCTCGACAAGTCCGAGAGTGGTGTACTGGTTAACCAACGGAGAAGCTTCCTGGCTGATGAGCGCCGCGCTGTCTGTTACCAGAACAGGACGGTTCAACGTAACCGGCTGAGCTTCCGCGATGTTGAAGTTGGAAATGCCGTCGATGTTCGCCGCAATCTGCTGCTGAACAAGGTCAAAGAAGACCTTCGAGTGCATAACCCACATCACAACACGACCAGCCGCGTCACCGAACGTCGCAAGGCCGTCTACCAAGGTAGCGGTTGCCATTGTCGTCTGAGGTGAGTTGGCAGGACCACGGTCAATCGTGACTCCGGCCTGGTTGGTGATAGCCGCTACCAGTGCAGAAAGGCCAGCGTCGAGCTGGTCAATCTGTACCGCCTTCGCAATCTGCCCACCCAGCAAGAACGAAAGCACTTCCAAATCTGGGTTGTCGCCCAGCTTACGGAAGGAGTCGAACGTCTGGTCAATAGGACCGATACGTCGGTTCAGCTTGACTGAAATATGCTCATCCATCGGAACATTCGATGGGGTAACCGCCTGGTTACTCGGCGATGTGCTTGCTACGTCACGTCGCTGAACCAGGTTGCTCACGTTCTTGAAGAACGACTCTTGAGCAAAGTCACCACGTCGTCGAGCTGTCACAAGACGAATGGCATTACGAGAAGCCGCGTTGAAAGCATCCGTGTTCTGAACGAGCGTTTCGCTCATTCCCGAATGAACCAACTCGGGATAAATCAATCCCTGTGGCAAGTGTCCGGCTGCGCCACTGCCGGCCCATTGGGCGCGTGAACCTGTCGGCATTTTTGAACCCTCCTAAACAAAAACCTTAGTGATGGGGTTCGCTTGCAGTCTTAAGCGGGCAGAGACTGATACTTGTCGTTGCCGTGCTTGTTGATGTAGTCCACCTTTTCTCGAGGCGTCATCTGACTGCGGGGCTTGTCCACCACTGCATCTCCTGCCGGTGGATTCCCTCCGCCGTTGGCCGCATCGTTACCTTCGCCACCGTCTCCTGGGGGTGTCCCACCACCAGCAGAACCAGTGCCTTTGAAGGCGCCTGCGTACACTTCCTGGGTCCGCATCTCGCTGACCAAGGCCTTGATGGTTAGAGGATTACCTTCAGCGTCCACCCGGGACGTTCCGGTAGCGTCAACGACCTGAGCCTTGAACACACCATCCTCTTCCTTCAACTTCACAAGGGCTTTGACGTGCGGGAGTAGGAGCGTCACGTTCCCATTCTCACCGTTTATAGCCTCTGTGGCTTGAGCGTCAATCAAATGCCGCTCCAATTCTTGCTTCACTCGAGCAGTTTCTCTATCCTTTTCGGCGATTTGCTCGTTGTGCTGATCCCGCATCTGCTGTTTCAGCTGTTCCCACTCGCCTTTCTTCTCCGCTTCACGTTCTTCCGCTTCGCGTTGCTGTTCCTTCAGCGTACGGTATTCCTCAGTATCGATACCGCCGAACTTGTCTTCCAGCGACTTTGTCTTACGCTTGAGATTGGCTACGTTCTCACGTTCCTTCTCGAGCGCGGACTTCAGTCCTCCGACATTCTCGACGTCTGATTCCGGGACGTACCCGCTCAATATCTTGAGCTTATATCCACCGGTTTCCAACGGCTCGTATTCTTCAGCGATTTCCTCGCTCAGTCCTTCAAGACTGTCTATCGTGGCTTGCAATGGCATGGGATTCCCTCCGAGTTGCCCGTCACTTCTCGTGACGAATCAAAGTCTACATACCTTGAACGAAAAAATACAAGACCTAAGGCCCAAATTTTGCTTCTAGTTGATCGATTGTCATGGGATTACCACGCATATCGACGAGCTGAGTCAGTGTAATCTTTCCTCGACGCCAGAGACTTGCACGTACCGGGCCGAGTAGTTTATTGACGAAGGTATCGGACTTTCCTTTCAGCCATTCAGAGAATGTAATGTCCTGAGGCACCTGTCCGTCCATCGAGGCACGTGTACCAGTGGCCACTTCTGGCAGATCTATTCCGAGCTCTTCGAAACTTTTCGTAACCGGGATGATACGCGACCGACAATTGAAGTGCCGCGGTGTTCCCCCATCAAACGGTAGGGTAGATCCGTTGATGGGCTCCAGAGTCTCAGCGTCCCAGGTTTGCCCTGAATACGCGATGCAAATGTCACTCGTCCGATTATCAAGAGTTGAAACCTGTGTTATTGATCCGATGACATCAAGATTGTCCTGGACTGTCGTCAGCAGGGCTTCTGTCTGTATCGAATTGATGGCCGTGCTCACGAGCGCGCCCGCTTTTCCGCGGGTGGTCCTCATAATCCCGGGAACCTGAACCCCTTCTACCGTGCCACCTACGATTCTTGTGATGGCTTGCGTGATGCTTTCGCCGTTGTTCACAGTCTCTTGGACTACGTCCATGAAGCTGTTGAGAAACTGTGTCGACTGTCTTCGCCACCAGGTACTAAGGGTCGCTCCCTCTATCAGCGTCTGAGCGACAAGCGCATCTAGAACGGCTGGAGGTGGTTGGCTTGGCGTAAAGGGGATCTCGTCTGGCATAAATTCCTACCCAGTAGTTGACCATCCATCGGGTCACTCGAAAAACTACAGTAATGACGAGACACGCAAACCACAAGAAGATAATAATCAGCGTCAGCTGGAAGAGCGTCACGCTGCCTTCTCACCATCCTTCGATGGCGGTGCGGTAGGTATGTACCTGAGGCATGAGACTTCTTTGATGAATACCCCAGGTTCTTTGTCCTCGATTGTGACGGCACACGAGTCTGAGATGGCTTTGTGCTCCTTGCATTGGAGCTCGACAGAATAGTCGTTTGCGAACATACATGCGAGAATGATGACTTCAAACATCTTAGGCTACCTTCTTCAATTGCTCAGCGAGCAGGATCTCCCTCAGTTTCTCCAAGTAATCCCTTCGGTCCTGTTCGTCGGGGGTTAGAGGCCGACGTTCCTCGATTGTTCGGTAAAGTTTCAGCTCAAGCTCGATAGCCTTTAGGTCCAGCTCAATGTTCCCGGCGTGTATCTCTTGGTCCAGGCTGGATTCTATTTCTTTATGGATAGCATCTCTCTGATTGTAGTCCCAGGCATATCCCGACCCGAGAAGGGCCAATCCTGATATGACTACACCGATGCCGATTTTGTTCATGGTATTGCGTCCCGTACTATACGATTCGCCGCCTTAGATTCAACCTTGGAGAGTCTTCGGAGATCGTGCCGGACAAGTCGACCGATTCTGACATAGGCGTCACTAATGAGAGGCCGTGCTTCTTCACGAAGTCGCTTGGTGCGACGTTTCCTTGCATCAAGCCGGGTGGCTCCGTGCGGATCGATTCGTACAAGGAGGACCTTGAGATCTTTCCCAAGCTCGACCAAGATCCGATCAACTTTGTTCCTGATATCACCATCCAATTTCCTCAGGTCAATGTCGTGCTCAGCGAATGAGTCAAGTATCTGTTCATTGACTGTCTGTGGCACGTCGCTTCTTCCGCGGATTCTTCCGCTTGCCCTTGCCTTTGTAGACTTGTGTCATTGTCAACTCTCCCCTAGTGCTCGTAGAACGCTACATCGATGCCCGCTACCTGTGGCACCGTGGATATGTTTCTCAGAACACAGAGGTAATCAGTTTCTGGACGAAGAATAAACTCCTCGAATACATCGGCCAACACACCAGATCCTTGTGTGGCAACGCCACCAGGAAGGATTTCTGGTCCATCAATTATGATTAGGCCGATAGGAGAACCTACCTTTGGGTTGTCGAATAATCTGGTTCTAGCTACGTTGGGCGAGTTACGATTACGATTGACAGGGATGATTTCTTTGCCACCAAAATAGCCCGTCGATTCGTAAATAGTGAAATTCGTGTTGCCACCCCCTGCTACTTCAGCCCTGAAGTGAGGGTAGGTGTCTGCCGGAACCGAGACTCGAAGAAGCAATGCATCGTTAGGTGCCAAGGATGTATTGAACACACTAGCGACGAATAGTCTGCCCTCATGAATCATCGCATGAACCGTATCAATGCCGATGCGAGCACCGCTGATAGGATCTATTGGGTTAGGACCTGGCATTATCGCCTCGATGGTGAACGGGTCAGCGCCGTATTGCTGAAGCGCCTGAACCCTGTTCTACCGCTGCTGATTGTGGCACCTTTCCTCATACCTTTCCTGGTACGGAACGTGTTCTTACCTACACGAACCAGGGTCCGGCGATGGAAGGAAGTGACCCCCACCCTATTACGGGGGAGGGCCACTTACTGCTTGTCGTTTACGCCAGAAAGGCCGCCGTTTGTCTTGCCGTCCATGTTACTGGACACATCAACACCGGTTACCGCTGGCGGAAATCCTGGTGCACCTTTCCGACCTTTGCCGTCCTTAGGCGGAGTATCACTGCCCGCATTCTTGCGGATGTTCTTACTCGCTTGACCCGGCTGCCGGCGGTTGCCCTTCACTACTGTCTGCTTCGGCATCTTCGTCTTCCTCGTCATCTGTCGGTTCCTCAAAGCCGGGACCGTTGGCTGCTACTCTTGCTAGGAGGATGTGGCTGTGGCCATCATCAACCGTTGTTCGGATACCCATCTCATCCCAATCATGTTCGTGGATATCGCCTGTCTCTGGGTCGGTTACCGCATCGGTCTTCCCACCCTCTTGAAGGATATGCCTATGCCCGTCGGCGATCGCAGTGGTATCCCCTGGCTGGTTGCGCCCTTTAATCTCCTGCTCTTCACCATCGGCTTCAGCGTTGTCGCCGACTTCAGGTTCCGGATTCGCGCTGCCCCCGCTTTCAATGTCGAGGATGTCGATCTCGTCCTGCGCTTCAAAGTCATCTGACAATAGTCCTCTTCGCTTCACTTCCTTGAAGAATGTCATGCGGCTGATGTCGCCAGCGGCGCGCATCTTGAGCAGCATTTCAACATCCTTGAAGTCCTTCGACTCTATACCAAAGTCCTTAAAGACCTCAACACCACCACCTGAATCTTGTGGCATGTTCAACCACTTGGCAAAGAAGTCTAGCATGCCTTCTAGGACATTTTCTAGCTCACGAGAGATTAGGCCCAGTATCGAGTCCGCTTCCACCTGGTCCATGATGCGCCCTGTAGCGGTCTCTGTGCTCTGAACTGGGCGCTTCACCATCATCTCCAGACCAAGCATGTTTATCCTATCCTCAAGGTCGACAAGGTCATTCACGCCAGCCTCGATCCCTTTTCCGGTGTGCTCCACGTATTTGAGCGTGGCGCCCTTAGGGGCCTTCACGAACGTGTTGGAGCCAATCTCGATGTGAATGTCGTTGTCCTCATCGCCGAATCCCTCAGCAAACAAGATCGGCACCCTAGCGATGTGGAGTATGTTTCTCTGGTCGCTGTCGCTCTGCCAGTGGGCTACATTCAGGAACGCAATGTCGAGGAATAGGGGCTCACCAATCATGAACCCTTTCTTGTTCGTGTAGAAGGTAACTAGGGGTATCACCTCCATTGTGGTTGCCTTAACCTCTATCAGCATCCAGCGATTATCATCGGGGTTCGTAGTCGAGTTGTCTGTCTCTTCCACCTTCTCAAAGACGCGCACCAGGCCCGGCTCGATGACACGGATGCGTTCACGACGTTCCTGCTGAAACTCATTGATGTCTACCTTGACTGACTCAAGGATCCTGATCTGGGTTAGCACCTTCTGGTTATTGCGCATCTCCCATTTCCAGCCTATCAGGTCAGCGGCACGTATATGGCGGGCATAGGGTCGTACCCCGAGCTCCTGTTCTTGGGCCAGGGTTAGGCTACCATCAGGAAACTCTCCGGGTACCTCTTGGGTATCGCTGAAGTCTACAAGGATGTGGGTCACCCCATCGTCAATGGCAGCCTCTAGGACGTTGCGAGAGAACACATCAAGATTGGTACCCTGATTGTCTATGTTGTCTCGATAAACCGCAATCTCTGGCGGTACGTCTTCCTCTAGGACCACAGGCTTCTTGAGGGGCTTACCGACGAGCTTATCCGCTGTCTTCTTATACATGTTCGTGAGTACGGATCTATCGAGACGGTTCTTGTACGCCTCCTCTGACTCACCAGGTTCCTGAGGCATGTAGACACGACCCGCTGCCCGCATTGCAGGGGTGCCACCTCTGAGACTCGCAGTGATATGCCACCGCAGTGACATGGTATCATATTCTTCATTTGGGATGGCTACTGGATCTGGCATTACACCCTAAGCTCCGTGATTATGGTTGACTCTGGACGTACCGGATACTCTTTCACGACGTAGTATCCCACAGCGTCGCTTAGGTGCGTCAGTTTTGGATCATGCTTCTTGTCCAACTCTCCTGAGCCTCCTTCCAAGAGTCGTACACCTTCAAAATCTTTTACCGTATTCGGGGCCCGCGTAGGATCAATCATCATTCGGATAATCCCGGATCCTGTCTTGAGTCTGGTGTTGACAGAATTGATGCGGCTCCTCTCAGTAGGGTTGCTATTAGGTACGCGCATATAGACGCGTTCTCGACCGAAGTGGCCATAGAGCGCATTCTTGACCAAGTCCCAGTCACTGCCCTCTGTCTGTGCGGTACCTCTTGCTCCACCTGTCGCATCACCGTACACCAAGACGCGCCCCTCATGGGCACCCCAATCCTGGATTAGTTTACGGCATACGGCTGGGGTATTGCTATTCTGGGGGATGTGTACCTCACCGATTATCCCAGTGCCTTTGGTGCGTTGCTCAAAGACCTGGTCCTTAAACATCGTCTTGCCATCGACAACGACTCCTGGTATCGGGGTGACGAGTCGAGGGAAATCCATCTCTTGTGCAATGACCGCAACACCTGGGTCGACGTTGAAGTCGAACATGACTATCAGGTTTGCCTTTGGATTGTACTCATCTATCAGGCGTGCGCAATGGGTCTCTTCATTGAATGGGTAGTATGCCTGCCCTGCGAAATTGACAAATGAGCCCTCATATTCTTGAGCGAATGTCAGGGGATCAAGATCGCGGCGGGCTTGTTCTACTTCCTCGCCTCGCCCATACAGCGGCAGAACGTCAGCGGATTTCCAGGTGTGGGCCTGCCACAACCCAGTCTCATCCGCTCTAGCCTTCTTCCAGGCCTCATAGTAGTGGTTCCGACCTTCGGGTACGCCGATTAGGTCACACCATCCTCTGCGGTCTGTGAGAGCAGGGTAGACATTCTCTGTCCACGCTCCCTCTTTCATGTTCGCATACTCGTCGAGGATACCGCCATCCCAGGGCGTTCCTTCAATACGCTCAGGACGATCCATGCCTACGACTGAGATGCGGGCTCCGTTAATGAGCCAGATGCTGAGCTCAGACTCACTAGGGCGACGAGTCATGAGAGAAGGGGGAATCATTCTCTTGAAATCATCCCAATAGATTCGCTTAGCCTGGTCCCTGACTGGGGCCGCAGCAAAGAAGGCCGGGTGTGGTGTGGTCGCTAGGAGAGCTTTCTTGACGACTTTCCTCTTAGCGATTTCCGTCTTACCTGAACGACGTCCGGCAGGCAGTACATTGAACCTCGCTGTCGACTGAGCATAGTCTTGCTGAGGCTTATAGTACGCCATCGGATGCCAACGATCCGTGATGGAAGCTTCCTGATGCAGCCTCATGGCCATAGGCTAATGCTTCGTGGTGTTGGTGCCATCGGCATCGTCCATCAGCGCCACAGTCTCGCGGATTAGACGAGCAGCCTCTTCGGCCCCCATTGCAGTACCTTCACCTTTGAGGATGCCTAGGTATTCAGCCAACCGGTCCACGGCCTTGTCGGCGTCACGCATCTCGATAGACACGTTCTGGCCGTTGTTGTTGTTCGTGATAGAGATTTTCTTGACACGAGCCTTCTGTTCTTTGGTCAGTTCGCTGGGGCCTTTCGCCACCAGGACGCGGGGGCCTTGTTCGTCCATCACGACTTGGCCAGCCTCATTTCTGATTATCTCGCCGTCATTATCGGTTAGGGGACGGACGAATTCTTCTTTGACGTAGTCATAAGCGTCGCCCTCGGTCCAGAGCCTCCACTTCGCGATTATACTTTCTTCGGCGAGCCCCTCTTTCCGTAGAAGGTCGCGGAGCAATTTCTGAATCGCTTTTCGAATAGGCGCCTGAGTGAGTAAATGAGGGCCGTAAGCCTCACCCGTAGATTCGGCGAAGCCGGCCTTCTCCGCAGCCGCCTTGGCGTCACCGCCATTATGCACGTAGAAACGAACGAATTTGTGGCGTTTGAGTGTCCAGCGAAAACCTGGCTCGTTGACATCTTCTACAGATAGAAAATTTTGTGCGTTTTCTTCCACGACCTTGATTCCCTCATAGGTAGCCTTCCCGACATGAGCGAACTATAACATCGACGACAGGGAAATGCGGCTTGAGCAGAGCCGTAGGGTCTATATACGCACAAGAAGCCAAAAATTTTTTTTTATTTTTTGATTTTGGCGGCTCGCGATGTAAAGTCTCACCCTGTTTTCGACATGATTTAGGGTGCGTAGGGTCGATAATCTGCTATGAAATCAGGCTCAACATCTTATCATCATTATTGTGTAGGGTCGTAGGGTCGATATCAGCGTTTTTCAATTTATTTTCAAACCCAACAGAGTTTTTGAAAAACACCCTACAACCCTAACCCATTGATTGTATCATAATACATCGAGAAGTTCAATTCCGTAGGGCCTACACCACCCTACACCACCCTACGGCTAGAAAAGTCGTGACAGGTGGTTTTCGTAGATCGAGATATCCTTAATCCTACCTCTTTCCATGTCGCCCAAGTCGTAAGTCGCCACCCCCAGTTCCCGGGCGATGGTACTCAGCTTGAGGCCAAGGCGATGTCGAACAATGCTCAAGAACACCCAGTCAGGTATGTCAATCTTTCGCATCGTCTGGAACTCCCTTTCAATTAGAATATTGACAGGCAGTTTACCATTCTCCATCTTTGAGATAGCTGTCTGGTGGAAGCCGTAATCACGAGCGATTTGCGCCTGTGACTTGAGCTCTTTGCGCCTCCAGGCGAACATCATCTCATTCTGTTTGAGCGTAAGGCGGCGTCGCAGCTTCATCTCTTAGTTTCTCCTCTAACCTATCCCAGAACGGTTTAGCCATCTTGGTGAAATACTCACCATCCGGTGGTCCGTTCAACGGCTTCCATTCTACTACTGGAATCTC